CACTTATGCTTTGTATAACCAATATATTGAGGATACAAGAACCTTTGCTGGACAAACAGTTACATTATCTTTTTGGGCTAAAGCAACAAGCGGAACACCAAAGATAGCAACTGAAATTGGTCAGAACTTTGGTAGCGGTGGTTCTCCATCTGCTGCTGTCTATACTGCTGGTGGTTCAGTTACTCTTTCTACATCGTGGGCAAGATATTCAACAACAATATCTGTTCCATCTGTTGCAGGTAAAACTTTTGGTACAACTGCTAATACATCCTATTTAGGAGCAACTTTGTGGCTAAGTTCAGGTTCTGATTTTAATGCGCGCTCATCATCTATTGGATTACAAAATGCAACATTCCATATTTGGGGAATGCAATTAGAAGCAGGTTCAGTAGCCACATCTTTCCAAACTGCAACTGGCACAATCCAAGGCGAGTTAGCCGCTTGCCAAAGGTATTACTGGCGAAATACTTCCATAAGTGCAACATCTGGATTTATGTGGTTGGGAATAATTGCTAATTACTTCTCATCAACTCGTATAGATGGTTATATAAATTATCCAGTTCGTATGCGCACAATTCCGTCTAGCGTAGATTTTTCCAATATTTCTTGGGTTAGGGCTTGGGGCGCGGGAGTTACTGCTATTAGTGCAGTAACTATAAACACAACTGGAACAAGTGATTTTGGTGCTATCTTACAATTTACAACTACAGGTGCAGTAACTACCGACCCACACCTTGCTTATTATATTTTATCAAATAATAGTGCAGGTTATATCGGACTGAATGCGGAGTTATGACAATGGAAAATATACAAATTGTAGAAGTAGAAACAATGAGCGGATTGGAAAAGCACGTTATCATTGACAGAAGCAACGGGGAATTTACCTCAATGCTTAAATCAACTTATGATGAAATGATAGCGGCACAATCCAACCCGATTGATACAGAGGATGAGTAAGAAACCTTGGTTGTCTAAAGCCGCCGAGCAATTTAGGGAACAGGTAAATGATAGTTTCCCAAATCGTGCCAAGCGTCTTGATGGATGGATTGGCGATCTGCGTCACTCAAATAGAGTTAGTCAACACAATCCCAACGAGCAGGGCGAGGTCTGTGCATTGGACATTGACGCTGGCTTATCTGAGGAACAAGGAATTGCAATCTATTTGGCAGATCAAATTCGACTTGCAGCAAAACAAGGTGATCGACGCATTCTTTATATAATTTTTATGGGCAAGATTTGTTCTGCGAAATCGTTTTGGCGTTGGGTCAAGTATCGCGGTTTAAATCCCCATATGAAACACATACATATTTCATTCAAAGAAAACCAAAATGGCAAACCTTTTAACATACCACTACTAGGGGGAACAAATGAAGTTATCAAAAAAGCATAAGGCTGCAATCAAGTCTTATCTAAGAGCGGTTTTCGCTTCCGGAATAACTGTCGCGCTTGCGATTGTCGCTGACATACATCCGGCATACGCAACACTTTTAGGCGCTATCGTCGCCCCTATTGCTAAAGCCGTTGACCCTTCCTCAGGTACTGAGGTTGACTACGGAATTAATGCGAAATAATGGACGCCGCTTCATGGGGTGGTTTAGCCGCCGCCGTCACCGCCGTATTAACAAGTTTCTTTTTGGGTCTCCGTTATCTTATTAAAGGTTGGTTGTGGACTCTAACCCCTAATGCTGGAAGTTCTCTTGCTGATCGTCTAGCAAGAATTGAAACTCGCCAAGAGGAATTACTGAGGATTGTCACCGATAGAAAGTAAACTGTACCTATGGCTCAAAAGAAAAAAAGAAAGATCACTCGCCGTAAAGGTAAGTATCAGCATGAGCAGGTTCTTACCCGCTTAGATAGTTACGCAATAAGCGTTCGTGAGTATTACTTAAGCCTAAGACGAGCAGGGTTTCCAGTAGATCAGGCAATGGGTATGTGTGATAAAAATACTTTCCCTGATTGGTTAACACCAACAACACCGGAGTTCAATCCTGTTAATCCTGACCATGACCCCTACGAGGACGAGGACTAAATTAAGCGAATTGTTCTGATCTCAGACCTTCAAATTCCATACCATGACCCAATTGCAGTTAGAAACCTTGCACGATTTATTGCTAGATGGAAGCCTCATCAAGTCGCAACGGTCGGAGACGAAATTGACCTCCCTCAATTATCTAAATGGGAAAGAGGATTGGCGGGTGAGTTTGCTGGCACACTTGACCGAGATCGCAAACTTACTCAAAAGATATTAGAACAACTTCAGGTAACTGACATGGTCAGGTCTAACCATACAGACCGATTATGGAACTCAATCAAAACTAGGTTGCCCGCTTTTGGTGCATTACCTGAATTAAGGTTTGAAAATTGGCTAGGGCTTGACTCCCTTGGAATTAAATTTTGGCGTAAACCTATGCCTATTGCCCCGAATTGGATTATCCTTCATGGCGACGAAGGCACTATGTCTCAAAAGGGTGGTCAAACAGCCTTAGGATTGGCTATAAGGCATGGTAAGAGCGTAGTGTGTGGACATACTCACAGGGCGGGTCTTAGCGCAATTACGGCGTCCTCAGGGGGCAAAATAGGGCAAACCTTATGGGGTCTAGAAATCGGAAATCTCATGGATTTTAAATCTGCCCGTTACCTAAAAGGTGGGAGTGGCAATTGGCAACAAGGATTTGGCTTAATGTATGTTAAAGATAGTAAGGTGACCCCTGTATTTGTGCCAATAGACAGGTCAGGCAGTTTCACCGTTGAAGGTAAAACCTACGGTTAACCTTTAGGGTTCGTTATCAAATCGTTATAAAACACGCCGGCACTTCCTTTGTGAGTGTCGGTTCTTTGTGTCATCCTTTACTTATCCAAATTAACGGATTTGGTGTAACGGAAAGGACAGCATGAAACTTACAGCCAAGGATTTTGAAAGGCTGACAGAAAGTCAAATGCAGTTTAAAGGCATTGACTGGGAAGTGCAGATTACTAGGTTTGACGATGAGCCTAATTTTCAGCATAAATATATTTACTGGGTTGAGAATAGCGCAGCCCTAGTATTGGCAATCAAATACCTAGAGCAAGAGGGTTTTGAGTATCAAGCCAATTATGATCTTAAATTTGATCAGCCAATAATCACTACTAATTATGCAGGGTCATGGCTGACAGTATGATCGAGGTAGTTGAGAGCGTTGCAACTTCCAAGTTTAAATTGGTTTACTTGGCAGATACTGACCAATACATGTCAACCACCGAAAATGTTTTGGGCAAGTTTAGTTCGATAGGTGAATCACCTGAGGACTCAAACCGAAGTTTAAGGGCAAAACTATACTCATTGATTGCAAGTTATATTGAAAAGGAAAGGGTCAAATCATGAATGCTGCACTATGGACAGTTGCCGGAATGTTTGTTGCGCTCGCTTCAGCCTTAATTTATGAGGCTTTGAAAGAGCATTACTACGAGCAAGGATTTTGGGCTGGTCGTTCCTCAGGATGGAAAGCCAGTTTAGAACACCAACAAAAACTACAACGAATGAAGTCAAGGGCGGTTTTTGATTATGAGCAAAACAAATAACTTATTCGACGAGGCAAAGGTGGCATTGCATGACAGAGGTAAAATTTATGGGTCTAGCAGAACAAATCATGAGAGAATCTCAGAGTTGTGGAGTGCTTACCTTGGAGATTACATTTCACCAATGCAAGTCAGTTGCTGCATGTTGCTCGTTAAGGTCTCAAGACTTGCAGAAAGTCCGAGCCATCAAGACAGTATTAAAGACATCATTGGTTATGCGGCAATCTACAACGAATTGTTAGATGGCTACGAAAACGATTTTGGGGGTGAATAATGGCTTTTGATCTAAGTAATTACATGACAGCCGAGCAGAGAATTGAACTGTTCGCTAAAGATAACCCTGACATGAGACAGGAATCGGAGTGGAAAATAGAGGATGGCGTGATCTATGTCACATGCAGACTTTATAGAACTTGGGCTGATCAATTGCCTTGGGTCTATGGGCTAGCAGGTGAGAGCGTCAAGACTCAGTTTGCTATCGAAAAGGCAGAAACCTCAGCCTATGCAAGAGCAATAACCAATACTGGGTTGCCTCAATACTCAACAACTGTTGACGGTGTTAAAGCACCTAGAGCAAACAGGGCTGAAATGCAAAAGGTCATGGACGAAAAACAAAAGACTTTCAAAGAAAAGTTAGAGTCTAGGACTTATGGCGCAGCCGGCTCAAGATCAGCCGCAGTCGAGGACTCTTTAAGGGCTGCGTTTGCAGAGGACAGAAAAGAACTTGCACAAACTGTTTGGTCAGTAGGTGAGGTGGTTGACTCATTACCGGCGAGTACGCCAATGCCTATGCCATGCGAGAAAGGTAAACAAACCTTAAAAGAGGGAATTTCAAAGGGTGGTAAGCCTTATTATGGTTATGTCTGCGGTTGTGGCAAACCTAAAGACCAACAATGTCCGGCACAATGGGCTAAATTATCAGCCAATGGCAGATGGTATTTTGAAAGCGAGAACAATGGGTGATTTAGAGATAATTGACTCAAATGGAGTCAGAGCAACATTTAAAGACGAGGGCATTGAAGTTGACATTGTGCCTTCAAATGAGTGTTGTGAGATTTGTGGAGACGCTCGAATGCTAACTCATGAGGATTATGTTAAATGCTTTAGGTGTGGCTTCGAGGACTATTTACAAAACCGCAATGATTATAGACCTAACTAAAGATGAGGTTAGGGTGGCTACCCAACTTGCCATTGAAAGATGGCTTGCTAAATGGGATTCCGTTGACCGCCCTAACTATGCTGAAGGTAAGGCTAATGGCAAACTTGAGCATGAGGTATTGGCAAACATAAGAGCGAATGTTTGCGAGTGGGCTGCCGCTAAATTCTATAATCTTTCATGGAATGTTCCTTGGTATCCAAATGAGTTACATAACAAACGCTTTCAATTGAGTGACATAGGCGAGGGCGTAGAGGTCAGATCGGTTAGGACTAGAAACTCCGTTCCCTTTTGGCAAAAGGATTGGGGCAAAACAATCGTTGCTACAAAGTGCATGGATGAGGAAAAATTCTCGCAAGTGTTTGTGTTTGGTCATGTCGAGGCTAGTCATTTTGCCATTGATGATTTATGGGATGAGTCAATTAGTGGTTGGCGTATTCCATTAGAGTTGTTTGAGTTAGATGAGCCAACACCGTAAGCACCGAGGGTATCGGACTCAAAAGGTAGTTGCTGAGTACCTGAAAGTTTGGTATCCGTATGCTGAGCCTACCGGTGCAGGTCGTCAAGGGAGTGACATCCTAGGAACTCCTTATGACATAGAGGTTAAGGCAGTAACAAAATTTAGTCCTTTAGCGTGGATTAAACAGATAAAAGAGCGTAAATCCGATAAACTCTCATTCATAGTATTACGCTGCAATGGGCAGGGTGAGAAGGTTGAGGACTATGTGGTCTTGCTTCCAATGGGTCAGTTCATGGAATTATTAAATGACTGAGCCTATTCGGTGCGCTTGCGGTTCTTGGACTTATGATAAAGAGAACTGTAAGGTATGCGCAAAGATCAATGCCCTGAATGTTTAAAGTACAACACCAACACAACTAATTACAACAAAGACTACTTCCATGAGTGCATGGATTGTGGTGCAGAGTGGAGTGAGGGATATGGGTGAGGCAGGTTATGACTGTCAATGGATTGACCAATATGAAATAAATTGGAGTTGTAAGATAGTTATTGTGAGGTAAATCACATCTCACATAATGAGACGAAAGGCTAATCTATGCGTAAGGGATTTGACAAGAGCATTATGCTTCAAGCAAGCGACGCGCCTAAAAGCGCGAACGCGAGCCGCTTTAGCGGATTGCTCGCGAGTTCGTTGCTAGTAGCATTTGGGGCAGCCCTATGCTTAATTAGCATTAAGGCGTACGATAAAAAGATTGATTCCGTTACTGATAAAGAGATTGTTCAGATTAGTGTGCAAACCTATGCAGCCCAACAAATAAAGAGTGGCAGGCAATATAGTTGCCTATCTAAGTTGTATGGTAAAGAGAGCGCTTGGCGTGTAGAGGCGGTAGGTAACTTGGGTGGTACTCATCAAACCTATGGCATACCACAACTAAAGAACAAACTCATGATTAAGTTAGACGCTTATACTCAAATAGATTACGGTCTTAAATATATCAAGCACCGTTATAAGTTAGATGACAAAGGCTACATCAATGCGTGTGCAGCATGGGAACACTTTAATAACAAGGGTTGGCATTGAGTAAACAAGCGCTTGGAACAGGTAAGTGGAAAGCCTTGAGACTCAGAGTATTGGCAAGGGATGGCTACCTTTGTACCTACTGCGGTACACACTTAGAGGGTGGCAATGCGACAGTCGATCACATAACCTCGCGTAAAACAGGTGGTGATCTGTTCGATATGGACAACCTAACCTCAGCGTGTAAGTCGTGTAATTCACGCAAGGGCAGCCGTTTTTTTAGGGGTGCTTCTAC